ACTCCACGAACCGAGCATCCAATTTGTTGTTGCCGTTGTAGCCGATGCGTTCGGGCCAGAGATCGTAGCCGTAACATGGGTCGTATCGGTAAACGCCGTAATCTTTAACCAAGTCCAATTGTTCGCGGCATCTTTAAATCGGATCGATCTGCCAACATCTGTACTGGCAAATCCAACACCATTATTTATCCCGACAATAGCTGACGCTGTTACAGTCACGGATCCAGATGTTCCCGATAGACCGAGCGTTGTCGTTTCTAAATTTACATCGTAATACGGACCGTCTTGAAAAGCGATCTCATCTAAAGACCACGCCGTATGCGATGTTCGAATTAATTTCATCGGCTCATGCGATTTATGCACGATATAAAGAACGTCTGCCGATTGAGTAAATCTGAGATCTGCGAGTTGAGCCTCTGTATATGGCGTCGAAATTTCGACGATCGCAGTTGCCGTTCCGCCGGATGAATAACTATTCGAAAAACTACTGCCTACAAGATCAAATGTATTTGCACCGATAACAGTTATTACCCAAGTTCCATTCGCCTCGGTCGTGCCAGCGACACTTGCGACCGTAACCGTGTTACCGGTTTGAAAACCATGAGCGGTTGCTGTTATTCGTATTAGCCCGGATCCATTGTTTGCCGCGCCTGAGATTGCTTTGGCCGAACTAATCCGGCCTCGATTTTTATAAAATCGAAAATAGAGATTGCCGATCTCAATTACATAAGCTTGCTCCGTCGAGAACTCGAAATCCTTCACCCGGGTCAGCTTCGAACTATCTTTAACTTCCAAAACAAAACGGTTTCCCGAACGGCGATATATCCCACCTTGAGTGAGGACCGTTCCATTCTCGAGAAGCTCGCATCCATTTTTATACTTGCCAATATCCACCCGGCCAAACAATCTCGGCGCGATCTCACCGGCAGTAAAGTTCGTTTGGTTGTCAGCGGCTCTTGGCATTAAATTCGGCTATCCAGCCACGCGCCCTGTTCGACGGCATCTGGCGTTCCTTCCTGAGCATCGTTCGTTCGAGCTCCGGATAATCTCTCATCGTAGATTGCTTTTAAATTAGTTAATAATGTTGCGTTGCCTGTTAGGTCGTAAGCAATATCTACGGCAACCCGAGCCGATAAAGCCTCACGGAATAGCGGCGTCATCAAATCAGGATCCTCAATATTTTGCATATAAAGGACACCGAGAGGTGCTACCTCATCGGTATTAATTTTGTCCCCTTCAATTTTCCATTCTTCTGTCGAATTGATTTCCTTTACAAATAAAGCATCACTCGGGACCTGATAGGAGAGCGCAAAGCCCCATGCCGGGACTTCTACCAAAGCTGGTAAAGACGATCTCTTCATAGCAAAATTCCACGGATGTCCCTGTAACATTAATAATCGGATCGGATCATATACCCGGTTACAGGCGCGGCCGGCTTTCGTATCATCGGCCAAAGATGTCAACGGCTTCGACGTTCCCAAAAGCTGTAAAGCCTTGTTACAGATCTCAACACTACTCGCCATCTAATAGCCTCGTTTTTTTGTTTTCTTCGGCTTCTGTTTTTTCATCTGCTAAAACTCCATAAAAAAGGGGAGCTCGAAAGCTCCCCAATTTCTTTTATCTCAGTTACCCCTACTCAACGGCGTAAACGAAATAACCCTTAATAGTTGCGGCGGCGGGAATAGTTCCACCCTCGCACTTAGCTATTATCGTAACACCTTCGGTGGAATGAGAGCTAAAAAGATAGCTTTCCTCTCCGCCGACAGTTCCAATTGGAACATAGCTCGCCGCACCGGATACAGACTGAGCGGCATCGAGGCTATCCTCGTCCGCCGCAACTGTATCTCCAGCTTCATCGGTATAGGCCATATGACCTAAGTCCAATGTTCGAGATGATCCAAATGCTGATGTCGTGATACGACTTTGAGCCAGATACACTCGTACCCGGCCAGTTGGTAGTCTCACGAGTTCTGCCGTAGAATTGGCATCTCCCGCGGATGAACCTTGCGTAAAGTCAAACCGAGCAATACGCAATTTTCCTGACCAATCATAGGCGGGGATCCCAGTTCTCGGGGAAGCCTCGGCGTTAGTGATCTGGTCACTTTTCTCAGTAGTAACAGCCATTGCTTATTCCTTCCTATGCTGATTCATTACATTTAATTTCGACAACCTTGCCCTCTTCTAAGCGAACAGCGCCAATATCCATAGCGGCGTACACTTGAGTTGAGTAAGATTTATCGGCGCGTTCTGACACCTTCGAAATCACGGATTGACGCTTCGCCATCAACATTCCCGACTTAGCCCAAACTGGGCAACGGCGATAACCGCTGGCATCAGTTAGAAGACGTTCGGAACCAATGAAATTAAAGCCCATAAATTTAACGATTTCACCATCGTCCAATTTATTTACGAGCGTATAATCTCGGTTGATGACCTGATCATCTGTAAGCAAAGCTTCAAATTGATCAGAGCCAATTGCACAATAGAGCTCCTCGTCCGGATCCACTTCATTAGCGCGAAGAATTTTTCGAGCTCTTTTCAGTTTAACGGCAGTCAGATCACTATCTGAACCGAAGTTGTGGGCAATTTGGTTTGCCGCTGGAAAAGCAGTTGTGCCTCCAGCATCCTCACCAGTTACCGCAGTTCCGAAGAACGCCGCGATAATTTCATCGTCCATTGATCGGTTTAAGGCCATCGCACTATTTTGAACATAACTGCTCGTCGGATCCGCCACTAATTGAACAGTGTCAGAATTATCAACAAGGTCGCTCCACTCGTAATAGTTTGCGAAAACCCATCGCCTGTCGTGAGGTGTGGAAATCAATGGTGTATCTCCATGTCTCACTGTTCTTTTAACTGCTGAAGTAGCGGAAATTCTGTCGAATGACCCCTTCTTACCAGTTAGACTTTCCACGCGAACACACGAGGAAAAACGACTATCCTTCTGCTGTAGAAGAATGTCGATGTTCGATCCAAATTGGATCGACCGTGCTGTCTCGACTTGATTACTCATTTGAGTATCCTTCCAAGATTTAAAGTTAATACAATTCGAATAGACTTACCCGGCGAACTGCCGGACCCTATCATATGACATAGGTTGCCACGCCCTCGGCACTTTCGCCGACCGTCACCGGACACCCGCCAGAGCGAGCGTTACCCGATTTTTTATTCCTAATCCTCGGTAATTGACCGGGCTAAATTTGTATAAAGAGCATCCATTTCCTTAACCGCTTTATCGTGAGCCGGATGTTCCCGGGTGGTGTATGCTTTCATAAATTCCGGATCTTCTTTTTTCTCCCGGATCATCGCTTCGGGAGATTTATCGATCGCACCAACACCGGTTCCTAATCCGGTTCCATCAGTGTTAGGCTCCGAGAGCATCTCACCAAGCTTTCCAAATACCGCTATAAATTCCGGATGGTTTTGGAGACCATTATCTTCGATCAATTGCTGGAACCCCGGCCGGTTAAAATACGCTGTCGCATTTCCGGCGTGTTGAACCATTTCATTATACTTATCGCCAAACTCTTTTTTCGCGGCGTCTGATTGGGATTGAAGCTGTTCATCCCGCATTTGAGTAATCTGTTGCTGGCTCCCAATTTGTTGCTCGACAAACCAATCATGGAGATCTCTAGCCGTTCCAGCCGGCAAGTTTAAATCATGCGCTTTAGATCTAAAACTCTCCGAGAGCTCCTCGGAGTAACCGGAAAAATTCTCGGGAGCGTTTAACTGGTAATCACCAGCATCATCCGGCTTCCCAAGCTTTGACCAAAATTCACCGACTTGCTCTGGTGTTGAATTTTCACCCGGCAATACAACTTTGTTCGGATCGCCGTAAGCCGTCTCGAGATTTCGATATCCTTCGAGAACCTTTTGGGGACTATCCCATCCTTTAGTTTCTAAATAACCGCGATCGTCCCCTTCAAAATTATCATAAAAATTTGTGGGTTCTGTTTTCTCTACATCTGTAGCCGGAGTTGAACTTTCCAATCCTTCGCTTGCTACTTCAATTACTTCATTCATTTATCAAGGGCTCCTCTAGCATATTGTCGAGCTCATCATCTGAGAGATGAGCTAGGCGGATCATCCGCCGAACTTCGTTTCGAGCGCCCTCGAGTTGTCGTAATTCATCATCGTCCATAATCCCGGTATCTGAAAAGAGCCGGGTCGATTTGATTAAATCCTTCAAAACAGTTTTACCGTCTGGTGATCTTAAAAAAGCTTTGTAAGCGCCAACTACTTTCCTTCGCCTTACTGCATTAACCAACATCACCGCCCATTTCTTCCGGCATAGCCATAGCCCCATCGAAACTCTGAAGTGCGGAAGCTCCATCCTTAGCCGCTCCAGCTACGCCTTGCATTCCTTCGATCGCTTGTTGGGCTTGAGCCTGTTGAGCTCTCTCTTGCCGTGTCTGTTCTATGACTGCCGGATCAGCAAGAGTTCGATTTGGCATTCCATTAATATCAGCCAGTGTCCGGGTGATCTCATCGGTATCAAAATTATCGAAGACTCCCGGATCGGCCGCCGCAAGCGGTTGAATACTTTCTAGGGTGCGGAGTATACCAACACCCTCTTCTGCCCTCTGAGCCCTCGCTAAAGGGCTTACATAGGTGATTTCGTACTCCCCTTCGGCCTCTGCGAGCTCTGGCGGCATCTCTGGCAATAAACCTTGCCGAGCGAGGATGTTAATTTCTCGATGAATAAGCGGCCCGAGATATTCGCTCTGTTGCCGACCGGCTGTTGGAGCAAGGAGAGCTCCTTTCTCTTGAGCTCGAAATGTTGCCTCGGTTGCACTCATATTCGGAGTATCGACGAGGATCTGAAATAACGTAATTAAAAACGCATCATTAATAGTCGTGCGGCGCTGTTCCATTAAATCGTTACCAATATCGATCCGTCCGCCGGTCTGCATTGGGATCACCGGGGATTGAGATCCTCGTCCCTCGATCCTAGCAAATGTATGACCGCCGGCTTTCTGATTTACCGGGAGGGTGACACCATCGTCGGCAATAATAATTGGCGGATCGACAACTTTCTCCGCGGCGCGGATCGTCGTCTTACTCATCGCGTTCAACATTTTAATATCTGGCAAGATTGTCATTGCCGGGGATCGACCAAAAATTTCTGCCGGGCTGGTATTATATCTCGATACTAGATATGCCTGTTCGTCGTAACCCCCGACCTCGAGCTCGTGCCGTTGAGCCGGCTCGAACCAAACCGAAATGAATGGCTTATCTTTCGCAAATGGCGATGTTGGATCCCTGTCTTTATTCGGCTTCACAACATGAACTGCATCAATTATTTTTTCCGGGTCTTTCTCGAGAGCCGCCTGAGCATCTTTCGAAATTCCAGATGTACCCCACTTCATCGCCAGTTGCCTAGCGGTTGCTCTCCACCTTCGAAAGACTGTATCAATTAATCCATTTTCGTCCTCAGCTATATACAAACCAGAGAGCGGAATATTTCGATAACGAATGCCTTCCCTATCCGGGTGCGGCGCGACGAAAACAGATCCAGTTCCGAAAGCGCCAAGCGAAAGATACTGCTCGTAATTCTGGCTGGCGAAATTTGATGTCGATGAATAACGCATCTTAAAAAGGAGATCAGTGATTTCATCAAAATACAATCTCACGTTATGGATCCGCATGAGATCCTCATTATTCGCCCGGCAAGTATGCCACTTCGAAGATCGAGGGGTGAGCAAACTTTCCATTGCCGCACCAAAGCGATCAAGCGCTAATGCCGGGGTCGCATCAAAAACTTCATTGGTTCGTTTAACGCCGGGTGGATTACTATCGAACCCGAACTCCGCCATCCGCGGAAAGATCCGCTCGGCAATTTCTTGACAATGCTGATCCAAAGTTGAGCGAGCATGTTTCATCTGCTCGTACTGACGAATTAAAGGAGCTAGATCCATCTAAATTGGTATCCCTTTTTGCTTCCGCGGAGATCCGCCCCGTTGCGTTGCGACCGAATTATTGACGGTCTTAGCGTAGCTCGATACGGCGGATCCAACCGAGGATCCATCCTCAGCATCCGACCCTTTATTAAATACCGCTTCGCGTGTTCCTTTCATTCTATCCTTTAAAGGAACCGCCCGGTCGCGGTTATTCATCCAATCACCCATGTCACCAAAGCACATTAAGCACCTCCAAGTCCCGCCCGTTCGAGTTCGTAGTCAGGGTTCGAAAAAATCGAACCTCCCCGTCTTCTAAATCTTTGATATGGCACGGTCGAGTTTTCAGCGAACCGATCATCTGGAACAATTGGCGGCGTTACTGCCACCGGCTGAACCAACGAATTTTTCTTTTCAGCCGGAGTGTAATCATTTCCATAATCGATATCTGGTGGACCTGTTGGTCCCGGTGTTGCACCTGACCCACCTGACCCACCTCCAAAGATCGAATCCATAATATTCCCAAAGACACTTGAACCCCCATCTTCTGATGCACCACTCTTCGCGGCGGGTGGAGCCACTGATGTATTCGTGTAATTAACATCCCCAGATTTAGGATCAAAACTAAAATGATTAACTACCGCATCGGCGGCGCTCATCCTTCCGAACCCGGATACATTAACCATTGTCTCGGGAGCCGCCGTTGCCAACGTATTGTAGTTACTCAATGCATTGCCTTGATAGAAAGTGCCGAGGCCGGGTCCTCGTGTCCCATCGCGCATACCGCCCTCATCGACATTATGATCCCCCGGCGTATCTCCATAAAGAGTTCCCGCCCGGGTTAAATTTAAATCACCAACTAAACCGAAATTATCCTCGTCTCTGGTATTATGGTAAACGCCCATATTATTCAAAGCGCCACCAGCACCGCCCATTCCTCGACCGGCAACAGTTGAAACACCACCCACAATCGCGGATGCCATTTTAGCTCCGCCAGAGATCTCGGGATCACCCCCTAGTCTCCCGGCGTTTGTTAAAGGGTTATCAGAGAATATTCCTTCAACCGCGGTCCGTGGGCTTACATCAGTGAGCGCTCCATTATCAGAAATAGTATATCGATCAGGAACTCCGCCCCGCGGATCTTCTAACATTGACGGGTCGATCGTCTCACCCCGTGCCACTGCCGGCGCGGAAAGTAATGGGCCGTAGCCGGCAGAATTTCTATTTGGCGTCCCGGCGATATCGGTTCCTAGATCTTCGCCGCCGCCGGTATCTCCACCGCCGTCATCGCTCCAACACATATTAAGCACTCATCGTTGTTTTAAAAATACTATCGGGATCATCATCGAGCCCCGCCCCGCCGCCAAGATTTTGAATAGTCGATCGACGCCCTCCGGTCTGCGCGGCCGCCATTCTTCTCATTCCCGCTTCGGATCGCTTGGTATCTGCGTCCACGTTGCTCTCGGTTGGAGCCGGTGGTCCTTCGATAACTTTAGGTGGTTTGTTGCCGCCGAAAAAACACATATGACAATCCTTTACATAAAAAAAACCAGCCCGAAGGCTGGTCTCCAAAAAACCTATTCTTATTTAAACGGCGATTTAATTTTAGCTACATAGGAATTGTTGTTATACGTATCGTTATTATACGCGGCGTGAGCAATCGCCTTATCAAACAATTCTTTATCTGTAAGTAAATCCGTTTTGTACGGCGAGTAATACGCTTCAATATCGTGATCGCCATCCTTAGTAACATACGTCACGGCATAGGAATAATTGCCGTTTCCTTCGTACTCGATCTTATATGGTGCTGTTTTCGTTTTAGTCATATAATAGTCTCCTTTCTTTTGATGAGGCTATTATAGCATATTGGGTTTTTGAAAATCGCAGAAAACAGCCGTTTTTGGCCTATTTCAAAAATTAACTCCTTGAAAACATTAGATAAAAAATAATTTAAAAAAAAGCTTGACCCCAGTACGCTTCATTTTTTCGACGTCAAACCTCTCTCATAAGCCGTCCGGGTGATCGAAAAGACGATATAGGTCTCGCGGTTCTCGCCCCGGTCAATAATCTCACATTCATCAATAGCGCCCAGTGTCCGCATCCATGCCTGAGCACTTGTATGGCCGAGCATCGATCGAGCTTCAATCCGATTGGCTCCAAGTTCCTCGAACAAAAACGGGATCATCTCCCGCCGTGCAAATCTGGTGAGCGTCAGGATCCCGTCCCGGTACTCATCGGTCGCAAACATAAAAGCATTATAAAATTTCGGACCCGCTTCATTAAACCCAAAACAAATAATGGGATGATCGGTTCGAACGATCCCGGTAATCGTAGCGGCTAATGACATCGCCGCCAGATCTTCCGGCGTCTTCGATCTCAGCATCGGATAGATCTCCGCCGCATCCCATTCGCGCATATCACGGGCAACACTCAAAATCTGAGAGTAGCTAGGATCCAAATAAATCTCAGGCGAACTCATCGGCATAATCCGTCAGAACAGCCATTCTGCCATCCGGCAATCGCCCATTTTTTATAACTGCCGGCGTATAGCCGAACCGCGTTTTTGTATCCCGTCTCGATGTTGCAAAAATCCTAAAAGCATCGGCGGCGTTCGAATGATGATCGTGCAAAGGCTTTGTTCTAAAAACCTGTAGCTTGTCATCCCACTGTTTTCGATAATGCCGGAGATGTTCAATCCCGGCGGCACAACCAACAGCATCAAACTTGACCGTTTTTAATTCGAGCCGACACGCTTCGATACCATCCTCGATTTTCAATTTCGGCGCTACAGTAGCGCGGATTCCTTTTTCTCGTAGGATTTCGTATCTCGACGTACCGGACCCGAGCTCGTGAACCATCACATCATGCGGGAGATAATGATTGTTAAAAGTCCACGGCTTCAAACTTAAATACTTAATATAATGATCGAGACCCTCGCCGGTTGCTTCGTAAAAATCTATAAAGTGCTCGACGCCATCAACGGTCTGGGAGCTCCAAATAGCAGTTGCGTCCCGGAACCCGAGATCCCAACTTGTATCGACCGGGTAATGTGGATCATATTTAAAATCGCCGATCCTTCCTGAGCTCTGGGAGAGCTCGAGATCCTCAGCAAAATACGCTCCTTTAATCGCGGCTGTAAAACTGCACAAATATTCCTGAGCGAACTCTTCCGGGCTCATCTCTTCGCGAACTGCATTGAGCTCGTCTTTATCAATAATCCCAGTATCATCCGCCGTATGGCAAATCGCGAGCCAATCTGGATCGCCGCCCTCCATCATCCTCTTGGCAAGCATATAGCGATCATAAAAAGCATTGTGACCCTTCGGCGTCCCGAGCCAAAGTGCGCCGCCAAGCCTATCGGAAATCGTTGGCCTCAAAATCTCCGACCAAACCGAAGGCCGAAATAATCCAAACTCATCGGCAACGATAAAATCATTATACATGCCGCGAAGACTATCGGCGTTTTCTGCACCGACCAGATAAATCGTCAGATTGCCGCGCTCATCGCCGAGCGGGATCTCCGCCCTCAAACTCGCTTCGTTGAATTTAGATCCCGGGATTACACCGGCATATAATTTCAGATAACCCCAAGCAATTCTCTGAGCTTGCGAATAAGTCGGGGCAACGTACGAACACTGCGGCCGGGGCCACTTGCACTGCAATCCACGCTTTAAGAGCTCGTTAATTGCGAGAACCGTTTTGCCATATCTTCGATGGGCTACCAAAACCGTAAAGCGCGGCGCGATCGTGTGGAACTCCTTTTGGAGCGGCCGGGGCTTATACGGAATTTTTATTACTTGGGCCAATTTTTCTTAACGATCTTCTTTAACTTGGTATTCCAAATCTCAAAGCTTGCGGCAAAAATTAGGATCCCGGCAACCGTGCCGATCACGCTGGCTAAAATAGCTATTAAAAAAGTTAAAAACATTTACCCTCCTACGGGTTGGTGCTCTCCAGAATTTCATCGTCGGACAGATCTCAGGGACCGAAAGACGGTCCGGGCCGCTTCGGTTTTTGGACCCACCCCCCGTCGACCGAAAAACGTGGCAGAACAAATCGCGTTTAGTCATTTATTTGGCAATCGATGGTCGTAACCCATTGAAATCATTGAGTGGACGCCGGCCGGTCGTGCCGTGTGTCACACAAAATGTCGCGGATCTCTGCCATTTATCACCATGATCCAGCTTCTCCCGCGTACGAGGGGGACAATAGGATCCTGACTACTGGACTAATGCACTAGATCGGTATCGGAACCGGGACTAAGTAAGTCAGCACTAGGATCAAGAGCTCTAGCATCCTCATCTCCATCATCTAACCATTGAACTTGAACGGTCTTGATCTCTGCCGTTACCTTTCTCTTATCCTCAAATCCCGGGACCATCTTACTAATGATCCATTCGAGATGTACTATTTCTTTATCGGCTCGAAGGATCTGATCTCGACCTTTCGCCTTCCTCAATTTAGAGAAAGCGGTTTCGAGTTGTTTCATATATCCCATCTTCTGAGCGTCATCGACTTGAGCTCGGAGCTTGTCATCATCCTGACGCCATCGACGCAATGTTCGATCCGTGATGCCAACCTTGCGGCAAGCTTCATTGATCCACATCCCATCGAGAAGCATCTCGAGGATCTTCTGCACGAGCTCATCGCTATGCTTTGATGCTGGCATTGTTCACCGTTTAAACTATGTTGATAACGAGTGGTCGGCTCGTTCATGAAATTAACAGAAACCGATCAAAAGCGAGTATGTTAGTAAAGATACCTTCGCGGCCACTCGCAATTCATCAAGTCTAACCAATTGCCTAGCACAAATTGTCTCACATGTCTCGACCCGTTTGTGGGTTTTTTAATCGATGCGTTATCTTAACCATTGCACCCATCCAGTGTCGATGAGCCGTTGCCCGGGAGATCCGTTGTCGTCGACAAATAGTCTTCCATCTAATCTTAAATGATCGCCACACGACGATCTGTCGTTCATTGAGCTCGAGCCACGTTCGCCATTCCCAGACCTGATACATTCGATCGATCTCTCGACCGCTTGGCCGCCTCATATTCCTCATCACAATATCCATCTTATCAATGAACTCATCCCGGGAATAAATGTCCTTAAACTCCTTGATCATGTCCGGAAGATTTGTGCCATACTCTTGCGGCTTAACGCCGTGAACATACAAATCATATTCAGTCTTAGCGGCTTCCTCAAATCGTGCCGCAACCATGTCAGCATCGATCATGCTACCTCACTGACCTCAGCATCCGGCCAGAGCTCTTTGACACCTTGGACCATCTCGAGACCAAAGAATATTCGAGCGACCTCATCCGGTGCGATCCATGAATAATTACCGGGCTGTTTCTGTATTGCCGCGGCAAGACAATCCTTTCGCTCCGAGATTACTAAGCGCTTGCCGCTTTCTCGATCGAACCCAACAAAATAAGCATCGTCGACTGCTCCAGCTTCATCCATTGCCTTAACTGCGATCGCATAACCTCGGATCATTCCCTCGCCGAGATTAACAGCATCCTCGATACTTTCAGTCACGAGAGCTTCGTTATACATCGACAACTGATCCATCACATTTTGATAGAGCTCGGCATCGATTTTTTCGAGGGTCGAGAGATGCCATCTCGATAGAAATGCACTCTCCGCTTCACCCACTTTTTGCATCAATTCGGTGATCGTCTTTTCATCGCTCATAACCACTCCTTTTTCAGATTAATGTCAGAATGACACTTGAAAACCAAAACTGTTTAAATTATGTCCTATATGCCGAATTAACCCCTTTTTACCTGTTATATAATCCAACAGCTCTCAATAGATTCTAAGTGTCATTCTGACACAAACTGGCAATCATTTACTGGTTTCAATAACTTACCTTATGCTCCTGGCTTTTTTCTTCTGACATCCAAGTGTCATTATTCCGCTCTTCTGTCATTATTCGATGACACTTGAATGTCAGAATGACACTTCGATGACACTTGCAAATGATCAAGTGACATCATTTTAGCTCCTATTTTAAAACGCTCTTTTTTGTTAATTTCATTGCTCACTCGCCACGCCATAATTTCCATTAAAGCGATGACGCCCAAGCCGAGAATATGAGGCCATAAAATCATTCATTCTCCTCCTTACATTTAGGACAATCGTCGTCCCTTCGATGCTCTAATCCGTGCCGATAGCATGGTACTAATCGAGTACCATGTGATTTCTTTAACATTGATTGCCGGGCGGCTGTTTTACATTGGCAATCAAAATCGAGATGAAACTCACAAAAAAGTAACGGAGCATTTGCCATCTAAAAAATACTCTTCTGTAGCATGGCTCGTTTCTTCTTATGGATAGATGTTGCACCCTCTGGAACTTTCTCATTAATGTAATCGACACCCTTTCCGCTTCCGGCTGTTTGGTGGTATCCGGATTGTTTGTCGAACGAGGTGAAATACTCGAGCCCTATGTCATTCAGTTTAATTCCTACAAAATATCTGGCTGTTGCGTTTCGATGTTCGATAACCGATGGGTATGCCTCTTTAATTGATTTAATTATCCTTTTATTACCGAATGTTTGATTTTGCGATCGACCCTCAGCATCGATTTGATAACCATGCATCGATGCCACAAGGTCCCGTCGATCGACCATATATTCTAAATTCATCTCAATGCACTCATTCATCCACGCCCCACACGGGTCCTGAGAGGCTTTAAAGCTATCTGCTAACTCAACTATCCTAGATGGGGGGTCAAAGCGCCCACGGGCCTCTAAACGCTTCCAGCCGGCAATCGCCCAATTTAACACGCCGCCGATCTCCTTTTTGATCTCATTCATAATGATCCGCCCGGCAACGAGCTCCTCGTCCTTCACTGCTGTCATATTGAGGAAGATGGTTCGATTGTAGACCGCATCACTTTCATCCTTAACCCTTGGCAATGAATTAGCTGTCAGCATTACCGGGATATCGAGCTCCCCTTCCCAATTACCTAAATTCTTTCTGGGGATCGACACGGGTTCACCGGAGACAATCGTTTTCCAGTTCTCAGCATCGAGGACATCGCCGGCCGAGATCGCATCGTCTGCAATCCACCCGGTGCTATTGACCAACGTCTGCCGGCCGAAGCTTTCGGCGAGCTCTCGCATTTGTAGCGCCGAGCTCTTGCCGCCGATCAGGGCTCGAAGAACGCCAGCTAATACAGTTTTACCAGTTCGACTAGGCCCATAGGCCACGAGAGCTTTGCGGAGCTCCCGGGACTTGCCTCGAACGAGCGCCGCGCCGAACCATTCCTGTAGCATTGAAATCAATTCGGGAGCCTCCGGCTGATCCTCGAAAGCACCGTTTAGATATTCGAACCATGTTGGGCAGTCGGCATCGACATTGTATTCGCAGTCAATCCCAAACAAAGAATAATGCTCTGGGTCGTGGTCGAAGACATCACCAGTTCGTGGATCGACTGCCGCGTTCGAGCAAACGATCAGGCCGCTATCATTGAATGAGATCCCCCGGATAAAGATCCCCGGGTTAAATGAAATATATTTTTTAATACCACTAATGGTCGAGGTCGTTGGGTTTCCCTTCATGGCCCGGATTGACATTTGGATCTCAACTTCGAGCTCCTGATCGAGCGCCTTGTCGAACGCTTTCCAATAGCCATCATTATATGTGAATAGCTCGCCGTTGGTTGCGAGGAGGTTTCCCTTCTCTTCTTGCCATATATCGAGGACTGCCGCTCCGAGCTTTGGGATCATCAGGGCCTCGCGTTCGATTGGATCGATTGCTGGCTTCTCACCATTTACTTTCGCTCTGGGTTTTTCTGGAGCTGTAAATTTTTTTCGAGCATCTTCGATCATGCCCCGGAGGTTCTTCTCTTCCCGGGACCAGTTCCATTTAGTGCCATACTTGCCGGCCGAAGCTGTCGTCGCTTCGAGGATAACTTCGACGATCTCATCGTCCTCGTAGCCCTTCCCAACCATCGATGCCGAAATCCTCAATTGCGTTTCGTGGATCGAGTTCTCACCGGCCGCCATATATGACATCTTCTCGAGTGTGCCATCGATGTCGATCGCCGGCTTATAACCGTGGGCCGCATTGTATCGATCATATGGATCGTCGAGCGCTTCATCGATTTGCTCAGGGCTCTCCATCATGGGCCGCTGAATATCTAACCAATCAGAAATATCGTTGAGCTCGTACTCGACCTGACCGTTGTGAACTATTTTAACTTCCCGGGGCTCACCATATTTAGAATTATGGGATCCCGGTAATCGCATCACCCGTGAGAGCTCGCAGACTTTTGGATCACCAGCAAATACATTGGCTAGTCGCTTGAGATCTGAAATTATATTTTCTTCGAGCTCCGATCCAATCTCCGTAACGTCGATCGCTTCGGTCAATTTCCAGTAAGCATGGATACCGCCGCCGCTTTCGATAATCATGGTTGGTCGTAAAGCGACCTCGAGGAGCGCACCGGACAACTCGGTCTCGTCAATGCCATCCTTATCGCAATCAACGTCGAGCCATAATGCCGGAAGCTCCTCGAGGTCCTCACGCCGACCGGTGCTGGCTCCGGTGCGGCGAGTACAAACACCGAAGAACATTCCTCGCCCGGGGCTATCGAAGCGCTTTAGATGAGCTTCAACGATATCTGGGTCCCGGGTAAAGACCGGTCGAGCTCTCGCCTCACTAGAGCGATCCTCGGCGAACGATCTAAGCTCGACGTTATGCTCGGTGTAACTATATATTTGGCGTAAGAAATCTTCAGTGTTCATTTTTATCATCCAGCTAGTTCCGGGTCTCTCCCCGGCGTCAAACAACTCTCAAGGTCTAGGCATGTTTCGCCGTGAACTAATGTCCCCCGGCCGTAAAGACCGCGCCTTTAGAGCTCGTGAACAGGGGATAAACGAGCTCAATTAAAAATTAGATTTTTTCTTGCTCGATTTCGGAGCTTCGACTTGCTCCTTAATTTGCTCAAGTGCCGCCGCGTCATCATCTACCGGCTCGAAGCTGGACCATCCAACAATTTTGAATGTGCAGAATGGGATCTTATTCCCGGAGGCGGCGTCAAAACTATTTTTGTTTAGCTCGATGATGGCATGCTCACCCTCGTGCTGACGCATTTGTTTTATCCAATCGGAAAAGAACCTATCGAATGAATTTATCTGACAGGGTGTAGCCGTTACGAATTTAAACTGTTGCCCATCACTCTCACGTTTCATTTGAACTTGTAAGCTCTGTTTCCACGGGTCTTGCGGTTTATCGAACTGATCTTTGGGCCATTTGCTCTCGTCCCTTTCATCGAGATCTTTCCTCTGGATCATAGGAGCGCCGCTTTCTATCCGGACCATTTGCTCCTCATCCGGCCCGGGGTTAGAATTGTCACCCCATTTTATATACCCTCGATAAAACTCACTCATATTGATTACGAGTTGGCATGGAATTTCGAGCTCCTCGTCATCGGAACCATAAACATATCTGCCAACAAGTTCCCCGCCGCTTTTAAACGACAAAAACAAATCACCTTCTATGATCGGATTTTGCTCCT